TCGTTTGTGGCGGTTGAATCTACTGCTACACCATCTACATATAATATAATACCATCTGCTGCCGTAGCACTGCCGTTGTCTGTTGCGTCATAAGTTGCCGCAAAGAAATGCCAGCCTATATCCACAGCGTTGTCTGCTACGGCTGATATTGTACCTGACGTACTTGATAAAACCTCTACTCCATTCCCTTCGTTATACAATGAAGAAATTGCCGTTAGACTGATTTCGGCGTCAAAGAGAATTACATTGTCAATCTTATCTTGATAAAAGCTACCCAACGACCCTGAATTTCGATAGCCAGCACCAATCACTACTTTAGTGGCGGTATTCTCCATTGCGACATAGGTTCCACTGCGGTCACGGATGCGAGCAGGCAAAACATTATCTATATACAGATTGAGTCCTGTGTACCCAGTTGACCCACCTGTTCCATCGTAAGTTCCAACCACATGATGCCATCCATTAGTTAGTGCGCCTGTTGTAACTGTCCTGATGTATCCGTTTGTTGACTCGTCTCGTAACAAGAAAGCCAACTTTTCGTCGTCTCTTAAATATAAGACCCACTCCCTTAGCTCTGAACCAGTAGTGGTATCAACCTTTGATAGTATGTATTGATGTCCAGTTGAAGCGGTTACATATATCCACGCCGATATACTAAAGGGGCTATCGTCTGTGCCATCGCCAAAACTAAAATCATCGCTGTCGGCCACCTCTACTGCATATTGGCCGTCAAAGTCATAGCAAGGCGTCATAGCTGTTTTACCAGTTGCGGTTAGTGTGCTTGCGAATTCTCCGTTGGCGATAACTCCATCATGGCTGGTGCTTACGTCGTCAGTATGCGTGTCTCCGGCAATGTCGTTGAGATACCATTGGGCAACTACATCGCCAGACAAATCAATACTATCGTCGGCAAGATGAATCTGGGGCTTTCGTTCATTGTTCAAACTCAGTCTATATTCCGTCGAGACTGCCCCTGTGGTTTCGTCCCATTTAGACACCATTACACGGGTAGAACTTTGTTGGGTTACGAGTGCCCAGCATACAAGACTGAATGGCTCGTCGTCAGTGTCGTCCGTAAAACTCAGGGCGGGGTCATCGGCTTGATACACATTATATTGCCCATCCAAGTCAAAACATCCTGCGCCGACTTTGCCAGTCTGTGTAATAGTTGCCGCATCAACAGAGATAGTGCCATCTAAAGTGCCGGAGTTATCGTCATTTACTGCCGTCAAACCATCAATTTCATTAAATAGCCAGTGAGCAACGAGATTCCCACCGTCAACAGATGATAAATCCTCTGTGCCATCACCGGCCATTACCTGTGCATTGTTCGTGAAGAATCGCATGTACTGATTACCGGCTTCGACTACATACGACTGCGTAGTAGAGAACTGGAACGGGAGCAATCGTATCTTGGTATCTTCTTTTGATCTTGCAACATATAGCGTTCCGGGCCGTTTCTGTGCGCCACCCTGCGGTAACGGAAGTACATTCTCCATCACCGAGCAACCGTTCTGGTACTTTGCCAAATCCTCTCTCGTATTCAGTAGAGGTGACATTTCGCCAGCGTTGAACGAATTGAGTATCCTGTATGGATTCTCTGCGACTGCTACTGAGCAAATCGAAAGTATAATTGCTAAAATCTTACCCACGCCAACTCCTTCTCGAATCAATAAACTTATAAGTCTGCATAGCTACCGCTCCGCCCTCCTGTCCGTCTATAGAGCGAGCAGTGTCGAGATAGCCTGTAGTTCTTGGTCCGCCGTATAACATAGTCTGTAATGCCAATGCCTTCTCTTCGTTCTGTTTAAGGGCAGGGGCAAGCAAGCGAGCAAGGTTTATTACCAAACATTGCCGGGCATATTTCGGCCAAGCGTCAACATCGGTTCGTGGATAAACGTATTCGGTATCGAGTACAGACAAGTTCGACGCCTCGGCAGTACAGTACGATGCAAGGTCTGTTGTTTCGGTGTCTGACGTAAAAGATGTATCCACAAGATATGTCAGGTCGCTACCCGAATCATCTGAAGATATATATTGGCCTGCGATGTAATCAGTGTCCGTAACCCATGATGGCGGAGTCTCGCCCCAATCAGTTAAGATTAACGCGCCCTCAACTTCGTATGTGGCTTTGACTGACTGTGCTATCTGCCATATCCTTATGCAATCGGTAGGATAGGTAAACGCCTGATCGTAACCGAATATCGGTGCGGTAGTCTCAAGGGCGTACGCACGTTTCTTGGCAAAGTTCCATTTATGCGCAGCCAGAATCTCGTCCCTTGCATCGTCGAAAAATGTCGTGCAGTATATATGGTTCTGGTCAGTTGTACCGCCAACCGTTATTTCGGACGCACCCAACATGCCTAAAGACTGGTTGCAGACGGCTATATTTGCCGCATTTGAAGTCATACTCATAATACACCTCTAATTAGCTGTTACTACCGCTTCTTTTTCAATCTTACGATATGACATATACCATGTGACTGCGCCAGTCGATGTAGTTGCTGGGTCTAATATAATCTCGCCGGGAGAACAGAACCAACTCAAGGTTTGGCCTGCGCCTTGCTTTGCCACAAAGGTTAATACGCCCTCGCTTACGGCGTTAGTGAACGTAATAATGCCTCCTGCGACCAAAGCATCAATGTCTACTGCTGTGCAAAAATCACGGTCATAGGCTGCGCCGGCAGTAGCATCAAGGTATATGTCGGTAACTCCAACAGTTCCGATTGATGTCGTGCATTCTCCGAACAAAGATATAATCTCAATCCGGCCACCGGAAACAGTAAACATATTATCTGTAGCGCCAGAAACCACAGAGTCCATCGAAATCGTCAATACATCTTGGTCGTAAGACCGTGGTATCGCATCAACAGGACTTATTAAACTAACTGCCAGCAACAACATCAAGAACAATGCCGCCACTGATACCTTTCCTATATTCTTCATGTCGTTCCTTTCAAAAATAGGGGGCGCCCGAAGACGCCCCCGTTAAAATTTACTGCGATGTTACTGTTACGCCTTCTTCAAGTGGTATAAATGTCATATACACATTAAATACACCTGCTTGAGCAGAATCGTCATTAGTAACTTCAAGCATACCTTCTTCGCAATACCATCCCGACATCAAACTTGCACTACCAACATTGGCGGTTTGGGCCAATATTGTCAATGCAGCAGGATTTGCGTCGGAGAATACTATCCTGTCACCATCATTTACGGCGGCCACATCAACGGCGTCAGTAAACTCAACATTCTGGCCGTCGTCGGCATCTATGATGATAGTCCATGTATTCGTTCCGTCGCAGTCAGTGGTTGTGTAGAATATCAAGTTGGTTATCAAAATAGAACCACCGGAGATGTCAAACAAATCATCATCGTCGGCTGCGGCCATAGTCATCATACGGACATAAGACTTGCCTGCCTCTAATGCAGTCCCACTGCCGATGGTCCCGGTGTATACATTTCCAATCGTATAACCGGCAGCAGCAACTATTGAGCCAGCTTCAGTCATATCACAAAGAACCTTATTGTCTAATATCAACGCCGATGTGTCGGATTTCAGTGAAATAGCAGCTACTGCGTTAAGTGCACCAGCCGTATCACCGTTGACCAAGATGTTATCTTTGATAATTACCCAAAGCGACTTGGTTGTGACATCTACGATACAAGCCGTTGAGTAATCACCGATAATGGTATTGCCGGATATTTCGACATAATCCGAACCAACATTGGTAATAGCAGATACCGCAGAAGCAGCACCAGCCTCAAATTGACAGTTAGTGATTTTTCCATTATCTGAACCAGCCGCTATATCAATAGCGTCAATGAACTCATCAGTATTTACAGTTGTAGTCTGGAAATGACAGTCATTGATGACGAAGTTTTCCATTCCTGCCTCAACGTCAATAGCATGGACAACTGCATTGCCAGCTATAAAGTTGATACCATGAACTTCTACGTCATCAGCACCGATTGCAAACTCGCCATTAGCGGTGTAAGTCAGAGTTGGGCGATTTTCGCCATTACCAAGACCGTAAATTCTAAGGCCAGTTCTGGTAATGTCCACTGCGTCAGCGGCAGTTAAAGTCTCCGCATGAGCAGGGGCAACCAAAAGGACATCGCCATTGTCTGATGCGCATTTGAGAGCAGCAGCCTTAATAGTTGTTACTGCGTTAGTCCAATCCACGCCAGTTCCAGAACCGCCAGCCGCACTGTCACAATAAAACACATTGCCGGGATTGTTAATCTGTCCCAGTTGGTCAGCAGCAAGCTGAATGAGCGCGGTAGTATCCGTCTGCACATCGGCCACTGCCGTAGCAATATTTGACCTGCCAACCGGAGTCGCATAGACAGAAGCACATAACAGCAATACTAAACTAATTATTAGTAAATTCTTCATGTTCATACTCCTTTCTATTCTATGGTTAAGTCAATAACAGCATAATCACTTGTAGCAGCAGGCGCTTTTGCACAATAACCAATGACTACATCGCCTTCGTCAGCGGTTGCGTCATCATCCGGCAAAGCCACGCATCCTGCCGTTACACCGGCACATACTCTGTCGCCAATAACAATTGTATCTGAAGCGTTCAAGACGGGGCAATAACCTCTGGTCTGTGCCCAGTAGTAGTATTCAGCTGTTACTGCCGTCATGGAAATTCCAGCACACGGGCCAGTAGGGTCAGTCGGGAAGATAATGGTATCCCTGTACTTGTTCGCCCACAACGTAATATCAGATGTAGTCGCCCATGCAGTACGAATGCCACCAACGTCAGCAATCTCGATTATAGTGTCATAACCAGAGGTGGCGTTGCTCGTACTAACCTTATTATCCTTAATGGTATACATACTGCCTTGGCCTGTGCCGTCCGGCAGATACAAATACCCATCGACAAGAGCGTGAATTGCAAACGCAGCAGCGGAGGTTACTGTAACTGTCTTGTCGCCAGCAGTAGGAACGCCGGGACTGTTGGTTTGCACTTCGTACTCATTGTTGGCAATCGCAACAGCAGACTGCTGTACGTTGCCTAAGACGAGTGTGCCTGACCCATTTTTACAATAACGCCATCTTCGGCCATCTCTTGCCTCTGCAATAGCACCGAGTGGGAACCGCTTGTCTGATGTTGGTGTCCAAATGTCACAATCAGACAAAAGACTTTCTGCTTTTATCCGCCATTGTGTGTTGTTCGGCACATCGGCGGAACCGTGAAATAAATTATCAAAACTCATGTGGTACTCCTTTTCTAAGCGGGAAACACCCGCAAAAATAAATTACGCCTGACATTCGATTTTGATAACCTTATCTTCGTCGAATCTCATGGCACCCATGTTCATGTGAACGTAAACTCGCTGGCTGTAAGACAGAGTGGACTCTTCAGTTATCTTAATAGTCAAAGCATCTGCTATACCAAGAATTAAAGCGTCCTGTGCCCAGCACCAGCATTCAATTACGTTCGTATCGCCGTCAACATCGTTGTTCGTCCCGGCTACAAATATCGGGTCAACAATCCAGTTCATACCCATCCAGTTGCGGAGGATACGGCCGTTGACCAGAGGTTTGTCGTTGTTGTAGTCGATATTGACGTACTCTTCCTGACCGAAGAGGTTCGTTGCCTGACGAGGCCCGATTCCGCACCAGATAGGAATGCTTGGGTCAACTTCGTTGTTCGAGAAATATTCCTTAGCAAGTTCTATCTTTTCGGTGGTCATGCCGGTATCGCTTGCGCTACAGTTGCCCACAGCACAGTCATGCGGGATGGTACGACCTGTGTTAAGGCCGGTGTACTTCACATTACCGTCCTGGTTCGCCCATGTGATAGTACTATTACCCTTACGGCCTGACGTTGTTGCAGCTTCAAACGCAGCGTGGATAATCACATCCTTTTTGCGTTGAACAGAATTCTTGAACGATGTAACGAAATCGCCCGTTGGGGCAAGTTTCATGTCCAAATCGTCATCTACGTCGAACAGTACCGAATTGTGGTACGGGTCAGTATCAACCCAACGCCTCTGTGTACTTGGGTCCATCGTGGGCGTTGCGGGACTTCTGCCAGTTTTCTGCTGAAGTTCAAACTCAGACATCATATCAAACGCTTTATCTTCCGCTGACATGAGATCGGTCTCAATCCTTACAGCTTGAGAAAACCGGGACTCACTCTTTTGACATTCCAAATACAGGTCGTCATGGAATTTGTCCACAAACCAAGTTGGTATGCCGCCTGTCATATTTATACTCATGTTCTACCTTTCGTAATTAAAACTTCGTTAATCGGAAAGGGTGTCCACGAGTGGGGCTTTCCTAACACTTTGCGTCTGCATTAGACGGTGCTGCTTTAGCACAAGCATCAGGGCGTTCTTACGAACGGGTATCTGAAATATAAAAGTCTACGCCGACTTTTTTTGGTACAATGCTTTAAGTTTCCCTTCAAGTTCTTTGAATACGGAGTCGCTTTTGAAATTGATCGGATTTGCTTCTCTTATTTTATCCTGCCTGCCACGAATTTCGTTTATCTGTGACTTGATAGCATCTGCCGATGCGCCACTACTGCCACCGAGACCCTTTAGCGTACTCTCACTCATAGCGCCGGCGATATTATCAAGGAACTCAGCCATAACAGGAGAATTCTCTGCATTAAACGCAGCAACAGCTTCTTCGCCGCCATACTTACGCATAATCGCATTAGAACGGTTCACTCTGTCGTCGTATTCGCCGAGCCATTTACCTTGCAGTAATTTCTTTGCTTCTGCTGCCGCAGCATTTTGGTTTTCCTGAAAACTTATATTGACGGCATCTGTATCGGCTACGAGATTGGTATGGTAGAAGTCCAAGACATCCCGATAATCTTCCGCTGACCAGTTTTTCTTGTCAGCAAATTCTCTAAATGCGGCTATTTTATTGTCATCAACAGCACCGAGTTTGGCGGCAAGTTCATCCGGCATTACATATTCGTATCCGTCTATCGTTTCAGGTACGTTATGCACCTTTCGCCATGCAGCCTTAACTTCATCGGATGGGTTATCTCCGGGTATCTCTACCATTGAATCTGGATTCTTGCTGAATTTATTCCTCAACTCCATGTGAGCATTTGCGAGGTCCGTCACATTCTTATACCGTGACAGCGTAGCGGTATTTTCCTTGAACGATTCACCTTGCGACCAATTCTCGCTAAATACACCATCAGAACCAACGAAACCTGTGTCTCCGCCGCCACCGCCGCCATCTGGAGTACCGCCGCCGCCATCGTCGCCTTCACAGTAGAACGGCAGGAAACCTTTTCTGAAATAATTACGCAACATTTTTGGCCTCCTTGTAATAATCTTCTAATTGGCGGAGTGTTTTGTGTGCCTCAACTCCACCGTCGAGAATCTGCTCTATCTCCGAAAGGGCTTCATCGGCATTGATGTCATCTGGAATGTCGGCATACAACTCAATCCTCTTGCGCCCTTGAGATACCATGACATCAAAAACTTTCGCGAATGTTTTACGCATTTTTGGCCTCCTTTTCAACGTCTTCCATCGTTTTCCTCAAGAAATCTACTAGATTGCCAAAAGTCTCAAATACATAAGCCGAGGCATACCGGCGTTCTTCTCCCATGTGTTCTTGTGGCGGTTCAATTAAATATCCATTTGCCACTTTATTGATTGTTTTACGCATTTTTGGCCTCCTTTATTTCAAGTTCAACCTGTTCGCGTTTCTTGGCATGGGTCGATATGCCGAGTTCTTTGGCTTCGGCACGAAGCAAGTCCCATTCATTCGGAGTTTTTGCTGGTTTCTCTGTTTCAAGTGCCTCGTCTTCGTAGTCCCAATCGCCTGGAATCGGTACGCGATTAGCCCGGAATCCAGCCTGCTTTAACTGCTCCTCATTCATAACATGTTTCGACCAGTTCAGCTTTTCCGGTTCAAACCTACGGGCATACCTGCTAACGCCCTGTTTCTGATAGTCCACAAATGAAGCCGGGGCACGTTCTTTCTTCTCCACAATGACCGCAGCCAACTCTTCTGCCGATTTTACATAAGGCGGTGAACCGTCCTCTTTGCGGCACTTGCCCGAACAATATTCAGGGTCATACTGCTCCGATGTTTTATCGTGCCTTAACACCGCCTCACACTTCCTGCATAATTCACGTTTACTCATTCTTCTTCTCCTGTTCTAATTGTTTTTCTGCTTTTTTAACGTCTTGGTCAAGTATCGTATGTATAAAAACAGCCATCGACCTTTGGCCTGCTTTATAAGCATGTATATAAGGGTCTGAGTCAAAAGTGCTTCCGTTGAAATCCACATTCTTGTCAATTTCAGCGAGAACGAACTCGCCTTCTGTGCCACGGAACACTCTCTGGAAAGTTCCAGACCTTCTAATCCGTCTCTCAGTCTCCTGTATTTCTTCTTTACTGCGCATTTATCAATTCTCCCGTTAAACTTCCTTCGTCTGGTTTGGTTGACATATTCTTAGCGGCCTTACTCAATTCAGGTATCTGCTCCATAAGGGCCTGCTTTTGCTGTGCCTCTGCCGCCGCTGCCCTCTCTTTATCTCTCACGTCCGCTTCTTTCAGCCATGTAGCAGGAACGCCACGGTTCCTTGATGAGTCCCTGAACGCTACATCTATATCG